GTAGGACTTGGGTAGCGCAGCCAAAAGAAAAGGTAGTCAAGCAGAACGAGATGTTGTTGCTTGGCTTAAGACCAATGGCTACAAGTATGCAGACCGCAGGTTAGCAGGAGCAACCCTAGACAAAGGCGATATCAGCGGTGTGCCAGGTGTAACCATTGAGATTAAGAACCACGCCAAATTAGATTTAGCAGGATGGACAGCAGAATTAAAAGTAGAGATGAAGAACGATGGTGCTTGGACTGGTGTGGTCCTACATAAACGTAAAGGCAAAGGTAATGTAGATGACTGGTATGCAACTATGCCAGCAAAAATATGGATAGAACTCATAAGGGAAATAACCAATGCAAAAAGAGATTAAAAATATTATTAATGAATTAGAAGAAAAAGTTATGACTCATAATAGATTAGCCCTTATGTATGAAGGACAAGAAGATAAAGCAGGCGAACAGTTACATTTGGCTGCTGCATTTTCTTATGAGATGGCACTACAAATTGTAAGAAAACATACTAATGAAGAAAGGATGTTGAAACTTGTTAAATGAATTAATGTTTTTGTTTGCCTTACTTCAGCAAGAATTGTTAGGATTATTACTATGGATAAGCACAGCATTGCTGCTTACTTAGAACATATCGGCGCCAGCCTGCCCGCTGTGGGCAGTGGCTGGCGAAAGATACGCTGTCCATTTCATCCAGATAAACACGCATCAGCAGGTGTAAATTTTGATGAAGAAAGATTCAAGTGCCACGGATGCGGTGTCGGTGGTGATGTTTACGATTTAATTATGCAAAGAGAAGGAGGTAACTATCGTGAGGCTGTCAAATTCGCAGAGACAATTTCTCCTACAGGCAACACAAGAATACGCCCAGCACATACATCAAGCAGAAGATTATCTGGCAACTCGGAATCTGTCGGTAGAAGAAGCAAAGAGATTTCATTTAGGAGTAGTGGACAATCCATTACCAGGTCACGAAGGATACAAGGGTAAGTTAGTTATTCCTTACATAACACCATCAGGTGTTGTTGACTTAAGGTTCCGTAGTATCCACGGCGAAGACCCTAAATACATAGGTCTGCCAGGTGCAAAGACAACAATGTTCAATGCTCAGGCAGTACTAACAGCAGAACAATACATATGCGTAACAGAGGGTGAGATAGACTGCGTAACAGTATCAGTCAAAACAAATCATCCAGCAGTAGGTATTCCAGGCGCTAACAATTGGAAGCCCTACTATACAAAAATATTAGATGACTTTGAAGTAGTTATAGTCTTAGCAGACGGTGATACTCCAGGGCTAGAGTTTGGTAAAAAGATTAGCCGAGAACTAAACAATGTAAATATAGTTCAGATGCCAGAAGGACACGATGTAAATAGCATTGTGATACAGGAAGGAGTACAGTTTTTAGATGACAAAATCAGAAAATGTTTGGGAGAGTAAAGGAGATATGGATAAAGTCTGGGATTATATAAAAGAAAACCCACGGCTTATCGGGCTACCACTTTCAGAGCGCAGAGGCATAGACCTATTATCAGCACTTAAAGACATATATGAAACCAATAAGATTAATACAGATGCTGCTCAGGTACTATTAACACTACTAGCAAATGTTCTAGTCGCAGCATCACAAGGTGATGGCGAAGAAGTTATAGAAGAAGTGTTAGTCCAAGATGCTATGCTTCAGTTTGAGTCCAAGATGAAGGAGATATTAAATGAAGGACATCAATAATCTAGATGAAATACTTACAGACCTAAAGATAGTTATGGTTCAAAAGCATCAAGACTACGGTCCATACAACATAGCCCACGCTCCAGGCGGTGCTATGAATGGACTATTAGTTCGTATGCACGACAAAATGGAACGCTTACAAAATTTGTTTTATGAAAGAAACAACACGCCGAACTATGAACCCATAGAGGATACGCTGAAAGACTTAGCAAACTATGCCATAATAGGACTATTGGTACAAAGAGGTCAATGGAAGGGCGTTAACGAAAACCGTGATAGTTCACCTAACGAAGGATGAAGTTAGGGTCTGCACTTTATTAGCCGTAGAAAGATGGCTAACTAAGTTTGGCTCAGTTGATAGACCTAACTATGCAATGGGTAAAAGAACTGGTGCACTTGAGCCAGAAATAAATGCAAACATCAGAGCCAATGTAGCCGAATGGGCAGTGGCAAAGGCATACAACCTTCAATGGTCTGTGCCTTGGTATCCTAATGAATTACACAAGGATAGAAAAGATATACCTGATGTTGGCAATGTTGAAATTAGAACTGTTAGAACCCGTGACTCTATACCTTTCTGGAAAAAAGATATAAACAAAACAATCTTTGGTGTTAAAGTTTTGGATGAAGAATATTATTCATCTGTTCAGATTTATGGCAGTTTCAATGCTAATGATTATATGAGGGCTGAATATACTGATGCTCAAATAGATGGCTGGAGGGTTCCTGTTTCGGAAATAAAATGAACGATTACATAGACAAGTATGATTTATTAGTTGCATCCCTAGCAACTGAATACCATAGAAAATATCCTATGGTTGAGACGCTAGATATCCAACAGATACTGTGGCTATGGTTTGTTACCCATCCATTAAAGTATAAAGAATGGTCTGAGTTAGAACAAAAAGATAGAGACAAATTAATAGCAAAGTCTTTAAGAAATGCAGCAATAAAGTATTGTGAAAAAGAAAAAGCCAAGACTGTTGGCTATGAACTGATAGATATTTATTATTATGATGCCTCTGTGATAGAGGTATTTCTGCCTTCTATTATTGCAGAATCTTATGAGATACCTACAAAAATAAAAGACTTAAACTTTAAAGCAAGTAAAACAGAATCAGTTACAGATGGTAACAACTGGTTAGTTTTACGGTCAGATATAGCCAACGCATTTTACAAACTAACAGAGGCTAAACAAAACATTCTCAGAACCAGATTTAGCACAGACAATAGTGAATGGAACCTCATAGCAAAGGACCTAAACACCACAGTTGATGGTGCAAGAATGAAAGTTCAACGGGCTATCAATTCTTTAATAAGAAATTTGGGCGGATGGAGACCTTACTCTGATGAAGATGTACAGCAGGCTAAAGAAGATGAGTGAAGAAAGCAAAGACATTCGGGAATTGTTTAACCGAATTGATTACAGCAAAGCAATGGATTTAAGAGAAACTCCCATTGGTGATATCTGTGTATGTGGCTGTGAAGTTTTTGTAATGCTGGGTGGATTTGTAGATGGAGAAGTTGCTTTCTATTTTCTGGATGGAGAGTGTGCTAGTTGTGGCAGTATGGTTACTCTGCCTACACCAAAGGATTATGATGCCAACTTATGAATTTAAATGCAATCAATGTGCTACACTTATAGAAACAAATACTAGGGATTTACCAACCTGTAATCTCTGTGGAGAGATAATGATTAGGTTGTACTCATCAACACCAGTACACTTTAAAGGAACTGGTTTCTACAAGACGGGTGGTTAAATGCTAGAACCTATACGCCAGGTAAATGCTGATGGTAAACGGGAAAAAATAGCAGCAGGTGCTTTAGAAAGTTACTTTCAAGGTTGGAAGTTATATCCAACTCCACGTTTTTACTTTTCAGATTTTCATATCTGCTTACAATGGGGCAATGGTAGAGAGAATTACATAGGCGACTTAGAAGTTAAGTGGCTTAAAACAGATAGTAGCAAGCCAGCCATCTTTCCATTTAATAAATTACAACAGATGATGATAGCCCCACCATATACAGATAACGAACATTCATATCATCGCATTTGTTTTAGATATTCAGATGGCATCAGTGTCATACCAGCCAGATTATTAGCAGGAACAGAACCAGTCTTTCATACAAGATGGGATACTAAAGAAAGAGATTTAGTAGTATATTATAATGCTCACGATTATCCAGAGTATTGGCACAATCTACTAATAAATGAATAGTCTGTTAGTCAGGGAAAACTAACAGATATCTATTAGCAGGGGAAACTAATAGATGGGGTAGAGGTAAATCAAAAGTTTGCTTCTACCCCTTAAAATTTTTATACTGTGGGTCTATGTTTGGAAGTGCACAAGCAACAAAAAAGAACCCCCGTCCCTAGTATTACTACTAGTTCAGGGGGTTTAAGGTCTGTAATGGGCGTTTAAAGCCCAATTAAGGGCATCTACTTAGAGCCTAGACCATATTCTTTTTCAGTCTTATCAGCCCATTTAGCCAATGGTGCCGCTAAAGAGCCAATCAAAATTGCTTGTTCAGGTGCTAGGTCAGCAGCAAGTGCCAATCCCATTGTAATTGCTGAGGCTAGTACTGCACGAAGATAAGACTTAAATGCTGCCTTAGTCTTCTTGCTCTTTAATCTTGCGATTAAATCTTTCATTACTTCTCCTTCTTTGGTAGTGGCTTTACTGATGCTACCACCTTGTTGAGTGTTTTTGCTTTTCCCATCCAGCCAAACCACGGTGATGTATCATCACCACAATTATCTTTGATGGAAATATGTAGATGTTTATTATGCTGGTTGACTCCAGTGTATTTAGTTTCGCCATTCTTGGCTGACCAAATTTTACCAGTAAATATTAAATACTTAACTCGTTTATCTTCTTTTAATTTTTCATAGATTTCAAAACAATCTATACCATTTTTAGGGTCGTGAGTTAAGTCGGCTGCGTATCCCGTGTTATGGTCTGAGGTCGGACTCTGTTTTAGGTGGGCAGCAGATGGTAGAAGACCATCGCTTGCTTTCTTGCGCTTTGGTCTTAATGCCGTCGCTTGGCGCAGCACAGCAATCGCAGCAGGTGTGGCTTTCTTGACAACAGTTTTCATTCATTTCCTCAACGCTTCCTTAACCAAATCTGTAAGTAACTCTACTTTTTCCTCTAACAAATTAATTTTATCTTTTAAACTGGACCCACCATTGGGCTTTAATTCAGATAGATAATATTTAACTAAGTGTCTTACTGCTATTGCTAATGTGCCAGCAAGAGTACTTACGGCTACTGCGAATGTAGCCCAATCAATAGGTGTCATTTTATACAGTCCTTATTATTATATCCAGTATTCCACCATAGCCAGAAAATCCTCTGTCTGGTGGAGTTTGACGAGTGAAAGTTATTTGTTCAATTACAACCTGTCGTGATTCTCCAGTTTGTAAATCCTGCCAAGTTACTATGTCACCATTTTGTTCAATGGTTTCTAGTTGTGCAATACGGTCTTTTGCCCGACCATCATAACCAACCATTACATTGTACTTGTCTGTCTCAACATCATAACAAAAGACAGGAAACTTAATTACTCGCTGACGCGGTGTAGCAATAGTAGCCTTTGCTTGATAACCTTTAAACGTAGGACCTAAAGTATTTGTAGTTCCATCTCTATAAAGAATAAATTTATACCCAAGATATTCTTGACTACCAGTTGGCTGGCTAGTTGTTACTTCAACTGGACCAACAGTAGCATCGTATGTAACTAGGTCATACTCTGTACCTTCTGCATCTACAGTTTCTAATGTCATAGAACCGTAGGTAAACTCACCTCTACCTATAAGGCGTTTAAAGTTTTTAGGCTCAAGAGTATTGTATCTAATGTAACCAGTTTGAATATATCCATCTGTCATTAATGTACTATTTGACTCAATATTAATTGTGCCAGTTTCATTTACCAATGCTGTGGCTGATGTAACTGCTGTAGAGGCTACGTTAGTTGCTGCTTTAGTATAACTAAATGTTGTAGTTGTGGCTGATGTAATTGAATATTGACCATTAAATGTAGTATCAACGCCTTCTACCCAGATACTATCTCCAGTGGTTAACCCGTGGGCTGTTGCTGTAGTTAATGTGGCGACATCAGATGTTAATTGTTTATTTGTAATTGTGCCACGGTTTACTGCTGTTGTGGCAAATACTAATCTGTCTGTTTCTCCAGCAAAAGCACAGGCAGTTGTATTATATCCAGTAACACCATTGTCTAACCATAAATCATTTGCATAAGCAAATCTTAAACCACCTAAATCATTACCTAAATCTATGCGAATAACTCCTGCTTCGCCTGCTACGCCAGTAGCACACCAAGCAAATCTGTCTCTAAATGCAAAGTCATAACAAGGTTGGTCAGTTTCAACCATAAGTGGTCCATAAAGAATAGAACCATTATCATCTACAGTTGCAACACGAATACCTTTACTAGTACCTATCAACATATAACCAAGATAGTAAGCAATCTTATATATTTTTTCTCCTGCTGGCATTTCTGCTGCTGTAATAGCAGTAGTTAATGATGGCATTGAACCTGTGCTAGCAGTTAAAACAAACTTATAAATACTAGATTGTATACCAGAAAAACCTGCTACATATATAGCGGTACCAGATGCGG